GAATACGTATCAGCCCCATTGGGTCCCCATCCTGGATTCACTGCCTTATTAGTCATTGCAAGTATATCTTCTTTGCGATATAGCTTGTCAGCTTGTAGCATTTTAGTACAAAAAGGGCGAGTGACTGAACTTATCTCACCGCTATAACGATAGCGTGTGTAGTATTTCTTTCCATCTATTGTCGCATCTTGCGAACTTACAGCATTTGGTTTGGCAGTACCTGTACTTACTTGATGAATTTCTACTGCATCAAAGATGTGTGATATAGCTTCATTTTCGCTATCATCCTCATCATAATCAACATCGTATTCATCAATCAAAATCCAATCTTCATTTGCATCTTCACCCAGTTGGATGAGTTCTTCTGCGATAGCATCTAATTCGTGCGCTGACTGCTCAACGTTTACACGTTCAACTATTCGCTTTGCCCAATCTCTACCTGCATCACCACCCCATAACTGCCAAGCAATGCGACCTGCAGTTGGAAAACCATCTTCACCTTGATTCCAACCGGTAGCTTCTTTGTCTACTTCGTGCCTTGAAAAATAAGAGTTCATCCTTTGCACTGTATCAAAAGACAAATTGCGTTTATTGCTTATGTCTCTCGCTCTTGCAACACCTACCTCAGTACCACCCCTTCCGTATTCCTCTCTCCACTTTAATCCTAACTCTGCTTCACCTGCCATCTCGTCTGTTGGTGCATAGCTCTCATCTGCTTCAAGAACGTGCGTGTGTTCGCACTTAGTTTTTTTTTTTTGGACTACTTGAGTAGGATCAATAACAACGTTGGAAAGGTTATCGAATATGTTATTGATTTCTGCATCTCCCAACATCGGAAATGCTGCCTTTGTGATTGCCTTAGCACTTGGAATCGTCAAGACATTTGCAGTAGTCTGTACAATTATTTCAAGGAGTGAAGCTATTTGCGCTCCATTTAATGCTTGACTTGCAACGTCAACTGGTTGTGATACTTCACCTGTTGCATCAACAACAGTATCGTCTGCGAATAAATCATTTTGTACAATAGAACAATTAGCAAACACACCAAATGAAGCTAACACCTCTTCAACTGCATTAGTGATTAGCCTTTGAAAGGGCTCAATTACTTGTCTTTGGAATATGCGCATTGCAGTTTTCATCTCATCGGTATTCGAACCCAATCCACCACCATCTCTCACACCAAAAAGTAAAGGTGATGTAACACGATGACTCACAAGAATTGCCTCCATTGATTGGTCTACCAACGTGGTGAATTGTTTATCCATATCCGATACTGGAAAGGGAGTGAATTCAACACCCCTATCTCTTTCCTCATTGAAGAATGTCAATACCTTTCCTGCATTTTCAGCACCTTGAATAGACATCTGCAACTGATTTTTAATCATATGCTGTTCCTCCAAAGATGGGATACCATTGTTGAAAGATGCAATCAAAGATGGAAAGAATCCATTGAGAATTAAGTTAACCTGATACTCACTCAATTGGCGCATCTTTTCAATCTCATTGATAGCACCAACGTAATCAGGTTTCGGATAGTATTCGCTACCCACCATCAAGCTATGCACAAACAATACTTGTTTAGGCTCTTGCTCATTCGTGTTCACATCGAACATCGGTATGTAATGCGGTGTGTTTTTCTTCTTGCGAATATCCGACCAATCTCTACTATACCACACACCTACCACATCATCTTCCTCATCGCTACACGCTAAACGACAATTTTCAAAAGGAAGGTGGTTTATCTGTGCGATAGTACTTCTATCCATTGACCATATAATCTCCCAATAAAATCCACCGTGTAACTTCAAATCTAACGAGGTTGGATGAATAATTGAATCCAACTTCAAACGCTGAATTTCTTTTACAGATTGTGGAGTTGATGCAGTCAATTCACGGCCTGCAATCATATAACTAATTGAGTTAACCAGTGCGCCGTGTACAGGTGACTCATTGTAAAGTTCTATCAAATATTGTGGGAAGGCATTGCTCTCCCCATAGTTAACCCATCCCTTTCTATCTTCCTTTTCAATGGGATCAATTTTAACGTACTTAGACAACTCTATTTGAGTTGCACCAATGCGTTGTTTTATATCTTCTAAATTAGCCATTGTATTCGATGTCATTAGGTATGGTTAGTGATGGTTGGTCAAAGTATGCAGTCAGCGTAGTGAATTCGATATAACCTCTTTTAATCTCACCAACCACATCAGAATCAGTAGGATTAAGGTTGCTATTCGAATTTTGACCATAAATAATATAATTGTAACGGCCACCATCAGTTATTAAAACACTACCATTAACTTCATCATCAGCGTTTGTACTAATTGACAACGTAGTGATTCTTTCATTTGTGTCAATAACCGATGGAATAACCGCAAATAATTTTAGTGTAATCTCATTTTGCAAGATTAACAGATAGTCCGTGAAGGAAGGTAAAAGCAAAACCCCCTCTTCTAATGAAAGAAGAAGGGTTTGCGAGGCGGTATTTGTCTGTAAGTAATTCATCTACTTACAAAGATAATTAAATTGTTGGTGCGATAGGAGTAACAGTAAAGTTATCGAATGGATTGTTTATAAACGATTCCAAACGATATGCTTTGTGACCTTCCTCAGCAGTAAAGGTAATGGTGTAACCATTCAAGTCACCTTTCGCAACTCCAGTAGCGGTAGTCATTGCGGTAACTTCTGCACCATCAGCTTTACCAACCATCCAAATATTGTCGTTGTTATCTTGTACAAAAACAACAAGGCGATTCTTGGCAACTAATTCCAATTGTTTTCTGCGTGCAGCAGTCAACGCAAAGAATGTAGCGGTTACCGTTTGTGTATAGAAAATAGTTCCATTCTCAACAGATGAAGCCACCTCTTCGGTGAAGCTACCAGTATGCTTTGGGCAAATATATTTGTATACATCTACTACTGGCAATGCGCTTACTTCTTCTGTATTTGCATCAATGGTTACATCACTCAAAAAGTCAGCGTGCTGTTGCAAGTATATTGCTTTGATACCACCAATCGTTGATTTACACTCTAGCATAAATCCAGCGGTTAATTCACAGGCCATATTATTATATTTTTAGTTAGTTAAAATAAAGGGAAGGCAGAGTTAACCACCTTCCCTATTACTTGTGGTTATTATTATGCGTTGTAGCAATAAACAACGTCACCCAATACACCTACTTGAACTCCAACACGGAATCTCATAGCCATACGAACGTTATCGGATGCATCAGTCAAAGACATATCTACAACTTTTACTTCAGCGAAATCAGAGTTAGCATCAACACCTACAAACAAGTTAGTGTCTTGTGTAGCGATTACTGTTCCGTTGCTCATACCGGGACATACATAAATGTCGTATCCGTTGAACTGCAAATTGAAATCAGAAGACGCTTGGAATTGTTGCAAGTAACCTTCAGCAGCAACTGCTTGACGATAGAACTGAGCAGACTGGCGATTCATATACAACTTAGTTGATGGACTTCCAATCAATGCAGTAGGCAAGTTGTCGATTACTTGATTCAAGTTCTCGATTACAGTACCTACTGCCATAGCGCCTGCAGTCCAAGAAGAACGATAGTGAGTAGAAGCTACGTTAACTGTTTTCTCGAATCCATCGAATGAGGGATAAGTAGAACCAACAGTTGTATCACCCTGCCAAATTGTGAACTCGATGTTTTCAGCAACTTTAGCAGCAGCATATCCAATCAAGAAATCTTGGAAGTTAGCAGGAACTACATCGTTGATAAATCCACGACCTGTTTGAGCAGCTTCAAAGTCACGTGCAAATTCTTTTTTACACAACTCAAGATTCACTTTCAAATCAGCAACAGTCAATACAGCCTCATCCAATTGCAAATCTCCAGCTTGTGAAAAGTCGCAAGATGCAGCTTGTACCAAAGATGCAGCGTTTGACAATTTTTTCAAAACTGCCTTGTATTTTACACCCTCTTTAAGAGTAACGTATCCTTTTGCCAATGTATCCCCTGAAAGGATGGCAGCGTTGATGTACGGTAACGCTAATTCACCTGCGTAGGTTGAATTGTTAATGGTTAATGAATCAGCCATTTTTTTTCTTTTTTATTTATTATTTGTATTTGTTCATGATATTAAACACTCTGTTCTTAGAATCCATTTTTGCCAAGTCAATTGGTGCGCTATTTTGAGCAACTGCAACAGACTTCTTAACTGAATCGGTAGCAGGTTGCTTACTCATCTTTTCGATAGTTGCAGAAAGATTTTCTTTCTCAGCGTTCAATGTTGCAATCTTAGATTCAAACGCTTCAACCAATGAATTGATTGTGCTTTCAAATTCTTCACGGCTAACACCGTCAAATGCAGCTTGTTTTTCTTCTTCGATTTCAACCTCTACTTCTGTCTCAGGCTCTTTAATCTCAGCGATAACACCACCGCTTACAACGATTACCTTGCCCTCGGCTGTTGTGTGTTCTCCATCAGGTGCAGGTACTGGATTGCCATCTGCATCCATAACGAATAACTCGCTACCTACTTTGAATTCAGCATCAGGTGAATACACCTCAGTGCCATCAGCAAGAATGGCCATAGCCATCTGCTCTTCTTTTTTCATTTCGCCATCTGCGGAAAGTTGAATGCCGAATGCCTTCAATCTATCTGCGTACTTAGAAACGATTTCTGTTACTTTGTTCATATCTATGTTTTACTTTTTCTAATCATAAGTAGCAAAAACACTACTTTTGTTCCAGCATAGTTTTCGTTTAAGTTTGTTTAGTTGTTGTAACAAGAAAGGCCCCCAAACGTGGAGGCCTTTTTTGTCGGGTAAACATACACCTGCACTGATGTAATCGTTACAGACCGCTTAACTCATTTTCGAGTTCCTTCATTATCTTTTCAATCTCCTGCTGTGTCATATACTCATCACTGATTTCAGTGAAGAATCCCTCCAATGAAAAGCCTTTAACATCGCCTTGTTTGATTGATTGCCACACTTCATCATTGTCAATCTTCATACCTATACACCACGTTCCTTCGGGGAAAGAAAATCCAAAGTTTTGACTCTTATCAAATTGACCCTCTGTTATCCACGACTCCACAACCGTACAACCTGCAACTGGGATTTCGTGTTCAAGGTTGCTATTGTGATGCATATTCCTTTTGAGATATTCCTGCGCTATCTTATTGATTGTCTCTTTGGAATATTTACAATAATACTCACGGCCTACTGCATCAACTCTGTAGATCAATTGCTCGGGTAACATCACCGCACCATATACCATTTTACGCTCACCTTCCTCCACCGCAGCTTGTTGCACTTTTCGTGTTTTAGACAATGCTACAAAATCCACTTCAATAGCAGGATTTTCAACAAGGCTCATTGTGTGAACTCCCAAGTATCCA